CTGAACCTCGATGAACCACTGCCCACCTGAGACAGGCGAGTTAGTGAGGGTGTTGTTGGTGCAGTAATAGGTCCCCGGATAGATGATCGTGTTAAGGTCAGCACCACCCCCAATCTGGACCGTCTGGTTGATGCCAAGGTTCGCACGAGACGAAGCAGCGTCAGCTACTTCACTCAGGTTGTTAGTACCCTTCATCCCGTCCGTGATGCCATAACCTGCGAGGGTCGTTGGCTTCGAGCCGATCTGCGCGAAGGTGTAGTCACCAGCCTGAGCCGTGACCGCGCCGCTACGACCGAAGACGGTAGTCACGGAGACAGCGCTGTACGCGCCCCACGAGGACCCGCTGTAAATCTTCAGCGTACCGCTGGACGTGTTCCAGTACAGGCAACCAGCCGTGAGAGCGCCCCCGTTGCCGTTGACGGTCGGGTCGGTAGCGCTGTTACCGCACCACACGGCCTTGAAGCTCGTGAGGGACGATGCCGCGCTCGTGGCGCTCGTGGAGGCGTTGCCAGCCTGTGTCGAAGCCGTCGAGGCGCTACCAGCCGCCGCAGTGGCGCTGTTGGCCGCGTTGGTCTCGCTGGTAGCCGCGTTGTTCTTGCTCGTGAGAGACGCAGCAGCGCTTGCAGCCGCGTTGGTCTCCGACGTACCCGCGTTGACTTTGCTGGTGTTCGCAGCGGACGCACTGGAGGCCGCATTGGTCTCTGAGGTCTTGGAGTTGGTCTCGCTGGTCTTCGCCGCGTTCTGGCTCGCGAGAGCCGCAGCAGCGCTCGTGGCAGCGTCACCAGCCTTGGTGCTCGCCGTCGAGGCCGAACCAGCAGCATTCGTCTCGCTGGTCTTCGCGTTGGTCTCGCTGGTCTTAGCGTTCGTCTCGCTCGTCTTGGCAGCGTTCTGGCTGGCAAGGGCGGCGGCGGCGCTGGTCGAGGCGTCGGAAGCCTTCGAGGTCGCAACGCCCGCCTGAGTGGTCGCGATGCCTGCCTGCGTCGTCGCAGTGGCAGCACTCGCTGCGCTGGCGTCCGCCTGAGCCTTTGAGGCTTTGTTGGAGACCTCGGAAGCGGCAGCACTGTCGCCTGCCTGCTTCACGAAGTTCTGGATAGCTACGGGATCAATCGCGCTGTAGGCAGGACCGTCGCTGTAGAAGTCCGTGCCGCCCTTTACCGTCTCCCCGGAGGGAGCGGAGCCGTTCTCGTAGAAGCCCATTTAGTCCTCTGGAAATTCGTAAGCAGCGGAGACCACCGCGTTTACGAGGGCGTCCTGATCTGCTTGGTTCTGGATTTCATTGACAATGGCTTCGAAGCGCTGCTCCCAAGCAGGGGCGCGCTTGTCGATGAACCAGTCACCAGCGAAGGAGAGCGCCCCGTAGATGATGAGGTCGTTGGCTCCCATCGTGAGGTAGCCGCTGTCAGTTGCCTTCGCGAGCTTCGGAAACTCGTCGTAGTAATCGACGCGGAAGACGGTGCCGACCGGAGGGATGGGACCGAAGTGCCAGAGCCCTCCACGGCGCACGAAGCTGACCGGGCGACCGACCGCTCCGCCCCAGCGGTCTCGAAGGACCGTTGATAGGTCCGCCTGCTTCACTTCCTTCTCGCCCATACCCGGAGGCGTGGCCGTGACGGCGATGAGGCGGAGGTAGTCGCTGGGGATGGGGAGCTTGCCGTCCTTGAACACGTCGCCGTCGTAGGTGACAGCGATAGACTTCTCCATCGGGGGAATGCGGAGAACGCGCTGCACGCGAGCGACGGCCTGCTGTAGGAAGATGTCAGCCTGAGTGTCCGTGAGGTCACGGCGCTTCAGCAGCCCTAGAAACTGGGCTTTCAGTTCTCCGTAATTCATGTGTGGGGAGGTCTCTTAGATGCGTTTGGAGGTCGTGATGAACTTCTGCATACTCTCGGCGTGTAGCCGTGCGACCATCTCAGCGTGCGTGTGCTCCGTGTATCGGAAGCCTTCTCTCCACCATCGGTCGATGATGACCGTGGGGATTACGGCAACGCACAGCAGTTCGCCGCTCGGGTCTCGTTTGCCCACGAAGCGGTCTTGAAGGTCTTGAAGGAAGTCATCGGGAATGTCTTGTTCGAAACGGACGGCGAAGTCGCCACAGCCGTTGTCCACGAGCGATACGTTCGTGTCGATCAGTCTTGGTTCTGTCATTTACTCAGTAGTCGAGAGGAAGGGAGGGAGGCCCTTGGTAGAGCCTCCCCGCAACCTATTAGGCCATCTCGCGGACGAGCGCGGACGCCTTGGTGTGCATGTGCTTCAGCGAGAACTCGCCAACGATCATCATGCGGAGTGCGTCGCCGGTCTTCGCCAGCGTCTCGCGGAACCAGTCACGGCTCTGGAGCGCAACGCGCTTCCACATCGACGGATCGAGGATGATGGTGTCGCCAGCCTTGATGTAGCGGGACAGCACGATCTTCTCCTCGCCGTAGGGCGAGACGTACAGGTTCACCGCGTTCACGATGGCCTTGCCACCGTCGTTGATGACGCGGGAGCGACCAGCGGAGTTCGCGAAGCCAGCGAACGTGCGGGCGTTCGTCGGAGTGACCAGCGTGATCGACGGATCAGCACCGACCTCATACGCCTTCTGAAGGGCGTCGAGGTAGTTGGTTTCGCTGATCTTGGTCGCGGGAGCGCCGGTCTTAATGACGTTACCGCTGTCGATCTGCGACTGCACACCAGCGAACACGCGGTCGGTGGTGTTGTCGCTCGGGTTGACCATCGACTGACCCGTGCCGGTGAAGGCGAACTCCAGGTCGAGCTTCAGGGCCGCAGCCGACTTACCGGCCTCGCGGGCGCTCTCCTTGCCGCGACCGTACTTCGACACGGCGTCGTTCGTGCCCGACACTTCGAAGGTGTCCTGCATGATCTGCGTGACGTTCGACCGCATGACGGTGGGCGTGCGAGCAGTCGGAGTGGCGGTGAAGCCTTCCTTGTTGCTGTTTGCAGCCGGATCACGCAGCTTGTCTTCCTGCCACTGGAACAGGGTGTTGTGGACGGTCTCCTGCTTCGTCAGCGACGTGAAGGGAGCCTTGGTCGGGGTGATGTTGGTGATGATGTCGGAAACGTCTTCCTTCTTGCCAACAACATCGTAGGACTGGAACTGAGTACCCATTGTCTTCTTTTCTCGTTTTCGTTTCTTGTGGGATTATTCGTCGTCGGAAGGGCTCGACCAGCGAGACGCGAATGCGTCTGCGGCGTCCTCAACCGACCCGGACTTCTGAAGGCGCTTCATCGGCTCAGCGGCCTTAGCGGTCTTCGTTACTTTCTTCGTCGTCTCAGCCGTGGCAGTTGACTTCACAATGCGCTTCGGAGCTTTCTTCTTGTCCGCTGTAGCGCTCGTGACTTTCTTCTGGCCCTTGGCGTAGAGACGCGCCATGTTGATGAGCTTGATAGCTGCCGGGTTCACAAGGTCGTTCACGATGTCCTGCGGAAGTCCCGCTTCGACTGCGAACGAACAGATTTCCCCGTACATCTGCTGGTTAAAGCCCTCGATACCCTTCTCAGGATCACTCAGGGTCTTGATGCTCTCCTGAGCCTGCGTCATCAATTCCTGACGGGCCTGCGTGCGGAGGGCTTCAGCTACGCGAGTGGTTTCCTGTTCAAGGAATGCCACGTCTTCGTAGGCGGCCTGTGCGGCGTTGCGGACGGCGACAAGCTCCTCTTGGGAGATGTTCGGGTCCTTCGACGCTGCGAGGAGGTCGAGCTTCGAGTAGGGCTCATACTTCGCTTTGGCACGTTCGAGCAGCGTGGACATCTGTGCGAGTTGCACAGCGGCCCGGTCGTCGATCTGCTTGCGTGTGGCAGCTACTTCTTGGCTCTTGCGAGTGAGTGAGGCTTCCTGACCGGCAAGGCGCTTCAGTTGTCCAAGCGAGAACTCGCGTTCCTCGCCGTCAACCGTGACTTTGACTTTGTGTTCGTCTTTGATTTCGACGGTGGGCTTATCGCCTTCGATCTCGTCGTCCTCGTCATCGCCTTCGTCGCCTTCAGCGTCCTCGTCGCCCTCTGGAGTTTCCTCGGAGGTCTCCTCGTCGCCTTCAGCGTCGTCGTCATTGGTCTCGGCCTGCGCAGCGGCAGGCTTCTTCTTGGGTTCGTCGTCAGCGGGTTCGGATGGCTGATCTTCAGCGTCCATACCCCACAGCTTCGAGAAAGCATCGGCAGCTTCAACGCCGCCGTCTAGGTCTTCAGTAGCAACGTCCATGTGGATAGTTGACATAAGCAGTCTGTGTTCTCTTATTCATCGTCGTCGAGCGCATCGGGCTCAACGGCTTGGGTGTCTTTGTTGATGATGTTCTCGGCGGCCACAGCGAGGCCCACCAAGTGATTGACGAAGCCGATGATGGCCTGCGTCTTGGCGTATTCGAACTCACGGAGCTTGGTCTCGTGAGGCGCGGACGACACGATGCTGGTGAGCATCTGGTCGGTGTATTCCTTGTGCAAGGCGTTGAAGGTGTCGCTGGACAGCAGTTCCTTCGCGAACGTCCCTACAGAGACAATCTCGCTTTCAGTTCTTTCCATGGTCCTCAAAGGAGGGCGAGAGGCCGAAGCCTCCCGCGTAATGTTGTTAGCTAAACAGGCTGTGGAAGATGCCCGGTTGAGCGTTGGCCTTCGCGCCTGCCTGCGGGTCGATGAACTCGCCAGTAAGCGGGTCGCGCTCCATGGCAGCGGAGCGCTGGAAAAGGCTCATCATCGGGTTCTCGGGCTGGGGCTGAGGCGCTTCCGCTGGACGCGGTTGCGGCATCGGTAGTGACTGAGGCATGGGTGCCTGAGCCTGCGACGGAGCGCCAACGGGACCTTGAGGCCAGTGGGCGTTGTCGAAGGGTGACGGGGAGTTCGGTCCAGCCAGCATAGAGATGTTCTCTGGCGTCTGGTTCGGTCCCTTGTGCATGTCCTTCAGGCTCTCGAACGCCGCCTTGATGCGGTCCATGGGGGACTGCTGCGGAGGCGAGTTGTCCTCGCTCTTGTTGTTCAAGAACTGATCTCCAGACGCCGCACCGCGTTTGTAGGCGGCGAGGGCGTCTGTGAGGCTCTTAAGGTCGGAGGTCTCGGAGCCGCCGTAGCGTTCCCCGATACCCTTGCCCCAGCCATACATGCCGATCATTCGTAGCAGTGGGTTCATCTGTTTCCTTATGCCGGGCTGATGATGGCCTTTTGGGCCGCTGGAGGAGCGTGTTCCAGCAACTCAATCTCACGCTGGGCGACATTGACCTTGTTGGCGATGTCCATGTCCTTACGGTCAGCGTCACGCTGAGCGGTGAACTCCTTGATGGTCGCAAGCATCTGCGAGACTTGCACCTTGAGCGTATCAATCTCGTGGTGGCCTTCAGCCTTGCCCAACGCTGCTTTCGCTTGCATCAGAGCGGCTTCAGCCTTTTTGTCCTCGATTTCGAGCTTCTTCATCTCCATCGGATCAGGGCCGGGAGGCTTGATCTGGTCTGGAGTGATGGTGTAGTCCGCGAAGTTCGGGAAGCCGTTCTTCTTCATGCCGTCCGTGAGCAACTTGTATTGCTTGTCGGGTGGGCAGAACATCGACGCCTTCGGGTCGTTGGAGAGCATTCCCCACAACTGAGCGAACTTGGCCGCTTCCTTCTCCTGCTCGCCGTAACCGACGTGCAACGATACCTGGACCTTACGCGTGGGGGTCCACAGCTTCGGGTCAATGTTCTGGAAGGAGTTGTCGAACTCGAAGATCTTCCTTCGGCTCTCGTTCTCCAGCACCAGCTTGCGGCAGGCGAGGAACAGATCGGACAGGAACATCGCGAAGTTGCGTGCGACGATCTTCTGTCGGGTCTGAGAGACCGTGATGAGGTTATCTACGAGGCCCGCAGAGTTCTGCGTGCTGATGGCGTCCTTATTGAGGCCCTGAGACAGCGAGGAGATACCAGTGGTTTCTTCCTTGTTGCCCTTCAGCATCTCAAGCGTCTGGAACGTGAACGGGTTCATGTTCGGGTACGGCAAGACGCCGATGCCGTCACGAGCCTTCACGTTGACGATGCCTCGCAGCCGGTTGTCCAGAAGCTCCTTCGGGTTGGCGAGGGAGTTGTTGAGGACGGTCCAGCGCGGGTTGGTCGTCGTGGCCGTGTGGTCGAGGATGGCTCGGGTCAGGACCGTGCGAGCGTTCTGCGTCGGCACGATGCGCTTGGCGAAGTTGTTGCCAAACTGCGAGTGCGGGCGACGGAGGGGCATGAAGTCGAGGAAATTGTCGTGTTCGACCTCATCCATCTCGAACAGCACGCCGCCGCTGTGGACCATGCGGTAGAGAGCAGACTTGCCGTCGCCCTTGAGGGACAACGGGATGAACGTCTCGTAGAGCATGACCTGTTCAAGCTCGGCCTGAGCGGGGTTGCTCTTGATGCCAAAGTCGTTGGTCTCGCGGTCGCGCTCTTGACGCTCGCTGTCGTACTCAAGCTCATTCGTCGTCGGAATGAGGTCTACCTTCTTCCTCGGGTAGCCTTCATTTATGAGGTCGGCGCGGGTCTTGAGCGTCTTGCGCCCTCGCGTGCCGTCCTGTCGCTTCTTCTTGGTGCCGTCCGAGAAGTATTCCTCAGGCGGGACGTTCTCGACGCGGAGGCCGGATTTGTCGATGATGCGGGTCCACGTTCCGCTGTAGGTCGGAAAGTCTACGCTGTCCTCATCGAACTCGGCGTCGATTTCAACGTCCTCTTGAGCGGCTAGGGCCTGCACGTCCTCCAGCGGCATTCGCTCGAAGGTGTGCTCGTCGCGCTCGACGCAGGTTTCCCAGTAATACTGGATGTAGCCGTTGCGGTTCTTCAGGCTGTCGTCGATAACATCGCTGAAGCGGTCGAAGCCGTGGTTCTCGTTGAAGATTTGGTCGGAGATGTAGGCGGTTTCGATCCGCGCCACTTCCACGTCCTGCTCATTGAGAGGTTTGAACCGCACAATGTCATGGCCGCCAGCGAACACTTCGAGCAGTTGGGACTTCATGCTCTCGATGCCGTCGTAAACGTCCGACGACACGTAGCTGGAGCTTCCCTCGTGCTGGCGCTTCGGCAACTGGCCGTCGTAGTAGCGCTGCATTCGGGAGCGCTCGGAGGAGAGTTGCGTATCGACCCACGTCGTAGCGCGGGAGACCACAGGGTCCACCAGCGCCATAATCTCGTCTTCCGTCTTCCCGTACTTCTTCTTGGTATCAAGCATCAAATGGCGTTCACATAGTAGTCGTCAGGGATGGTGATCGGATTGGAGCGTCCGGGGTGAATGTGGTTTGCGATGGCGAGAGCCAAAACGCAGTCGTCGTGGCACTTAGCCTCCGCCGTCATCTTGCCTGCCTCGTTGACCACGAAGGTTTGCATCTCCTTCAGGGTGTCCACGTCGTAGACCGTGATGTCGTGCTCTCGCATCGCGCCTCGAAGGCGGTCGATGATGAGCGGGCGGGTCTTTACGTCCGTGTAGTGGCCGATGTTGAGCGTATCGACTTCCTCCGTCTGCCCTTCCTTGAGGTCGAGGTAGACGTTGGGGTACGAGAGGTCCTTATGGAGCCTGATACACGTCACGAGGCCGTGGTTGTTTCGCTCGGGAGCGAGGAGGGCGTCGTTGTAGTAGCGCCCGATGCACGCGAGAATGTCCGCGAAGTAGTCGGGATGTACTTGGTCGCGGAAGGTCGCCACAAGGCGCTTCTCGCTGTCGAGGACCTGAGCTACTGAGTAGTCGCCGTCCTTGACGCCCAAGCCCACGTCCGCGCCGATGGCGTACAGTTCGCCAGCTTCACGCTCGCGGTAGACCGTCAGGCGGCCCACGGGAGACTGCTCCAGCCGAAGGCCAGCGCCGGTCTCCTCAACGTCCATCTTGCAGAGGATGTCGGGAGCGTTGGCGATTAGATCGACCAGTTGCTCGGGGTTGAACACGGGGCGACCGGAGGCGATGAAAGCCTCGTCGGGCGTGCAGGGATACTCCTGCATGAACTTCATGCGTCCGTGCGTGCCGATCTTCTTGCGGCGGAACATCAACTGCTCGTCGTCGAGCGGGTACAGCGAGCAGAGGTCTTCTTCCTCCATCGTGCGCTCGAAGTCGTCGGGCACGGGCATCCGATACTCGGGGCTGTCGAACCACGGCGAGAAGAATGGCTCGAACTCACTCTCGCCCTTCACAGCCGCGTCCCACTGCTCCTTGAACAGGTTGAAGCCGTTCGCGGTGCTCTCGATGTACGCTTCAGTGTCTTCCTCGTTGGGCATACATTGGAGCAGACCGTTGAGCGTTTCGTCGGCGCTGCTTGCGGGCCAGAAGCCAATCTCGGACAAGTGCATATCGGAGAGCATTTCGCCACGACCAACGCCGTCACCGCCTGCGGTAGCGACGATCAGGCCCGTGTCGAGCTTGTCGAAGTTCAACTCCTTCTTCGACGAGTAGGCCGTTGAGGGCTTCAGCATCGGCGGGCAGGAGTTGTGGTAGCGTTTATACATCTGCCAGAGCGCTTGCGTGCTCTCGGCCTTGTGCGCCATCACGAAGCCCTTCTTGGCGCTGCGCTGTGACAGCCTCCAATACTTGCGGCCGGAGACGTAGGTCGAGAGGCCCTGCTGGCGGCCCTTCAAGATGATCTTGCGGACGCGGCCAGTGCGGCGGCGTTGGTCTTCCACTTCGGCGTGGAACCTGACCTGCACTGGGTTCAACTCGAACGGAACGATCTTGTTCTGCTTCGAGCGAACCTTCAGTGCGTGCTTGGCGTAGAACGTGAAGTCCTCGTAGAACCTCTTACGGAGCTTGATCTGCTCCTTCGTCTTCATCGGCATCGTCATAAGTGGAGGAGTTGTCCTCTAGCGCAGCCGCCAGCCAATCCTCGGAGTTGAGGTTCACGTTGCTGGTCTGTGCGGGCTTGGGCTTCGTCCACTCAAGGACAGTGCGAATGTAGGTGGGCTTCGACGCGGAGTGCGTCAGAGGGCTCAGCGCACCGATCACTGCTTCACGCAGCGCGGCCTCTGCCATGCCAGTCTCGGTCTTCGGTACGCGGACCTCGACCCTCTTGCCTTGGACTTCGACATAGAGGACTTCGAAGTCGCTGGGTTTCGTTTCGTCAACCATGCCGTTTGCTTTCATTCGGTCGATGAGGAGGTCGGCTTTGATGCCGTCGTAGATGCGCTGCACTTCGGCCTTCTCACGGGTCCACCCATCGGGGACGCCAAGGCGAGGAGCGATTGTGCGCGCTAGTCGGGCTTTCGCCATGATTTGTGCCCTGCGCGCTTGAAGCTCAGGGTCTTTGTTGGCTTCGCGCTGAGCGCGGGCCTGCTTCTGCCGTTTGCGGCGGGACAGCTTGGGAGGCTGCTTGGCACGAGCTTTCTGCTCACGCTTCGGCGGCCTCCCGCCTTTGTTCCGCGTTACTTCTTCTTCTTGGGTTTCGTCCATAGTCCCTTGATCTTCGTGTCGGACAGATGCGTGTTGATCGTCTCCGCGTATTGCGGAAACTCAGTGAGCATCTGGTCGCGAACCTTCGTCGCGATTTCAGGACTATCGGAGCCCCACAGGGCGGCGAGATACTTGTGAAAGTCACCACGCTCCTTCACAGACGACATAGCGCTGGAGATTGCGTTGTAGGCTTCTTCCTCGGCCTTCAGGCGGCGAGTGGTGCCAGCCTTGAACCCTTCGGGGTGACGAACTTCCTTGCCGCCTGCGACGGCCTCGGCGTAGATCGCCTCAGCAGCTTCCTTCGGCTCCTTGAAGACGTGCGGGCTCTCGGGGAGCACGAACGGCTCAGGCTCGGGGACGCTTTCGCGCGGAGCCTGCGGCTGCGGTTCGGGGCTGTTGTCCTGCGCGAGGCGCTGGAGGATTTCGGCCATCGAACGAGGAGCCTGCGGTGATGCGGGAGCCGGGGAGGGCTGCGGCGCATCGGGAGCGGTCGGAGGAGCGTCTTCGGCCTCGGGGACACGACGGAGCCGTGCCAGCGCGTTAGCGGCGCTGATAAGCTCGTTGGCTCGCTTGCCCATTGCGGGGTTGCGAACCTCGTCCAGTCCGCCTTGCTCTTGGATCATCGGAGACGCTGCGGCTTCGGCTTCCGCCTGCCGCTGTCCTTCGATCTTCCGTCGAGCCGCTGCCATGAGCAGTGCGCTCTTGACTTGCTCGTTCATCGCGTTGGCGTCGATACCTGGCTGTTCGGGAGGCGGCTTGCTCTGCTCGGCCAGTTGGCGGAGGAGCGGCATGGCCTCTCGTGCGGTATCGCGGCGCTTCTCGTTCTGTATCTTGTCAACAATCTTCTGGAGATTGCTGTCGAGCATGTCAGGCTTGAACGCAGTCGGCTTGTCGGCCACTGGTCCCCACGGCTGCGGGGTCGTCACGCTGTTCTGCTGCGGGACCTTCGGCCCTGTCGGGCTCTGGTTGAGCGGAACGTCGGGACGCACAGCGCCGCCATCAGCGAACTTCTCTGCGAAGCCGTGAGCGGGGCGGTACGCGCCGGTCATCTTGTCGATGGCCTGCAATCCCTTGTAGCCCGCGTAGCCTGCGGCGACACCCTGAGCCGCGCCGGGGAGCGCTGCCGTGAGCGTGTCCATGCCGATAGCGCCATGTCCAGCCGCGTTCGAGAGCGCGCCTACGCCGCCCACGAGCTTCCCAAGCCCGAAGGCGTGGGAGCGGACGAACTCGGACACGCCGCCTGCGAAGCGGTCGCCGGTCCACCTACCAGAGGCGGAGAGCTTGCTGAGCGCCGTGGCCTGACGGGCCAGTGAGGAGAGCGCTTCGTTGCCTTCCGCGTCGATAGCGGCGAGGTCACGCTTGCTGAGGGCTTCACCGCGCTTGGCGCTGTCGATAGCGTTGGCGGCGACCTGTGAGGGGTTGGTGACTTCGCTGGCTGCGCTGGACAGTTCCTTGCCCACGTCAGCGATAGCGCGCTTGGTAGCAACGCCAGCCGCCTCGGGGTCCTTGAGCTTGTCTAGGCCGCCCGCGCTCTCGACGACGCGGTTAGCCGCCATCGCCGTGTGTTCGTCGTTGCTCTGGCCGCGCTGGCGAACCGCAGAAGCGGTGTCCTTCATGGCGTGTGGCATCGAGAAGACGCCGCCGCCGACTGCACCCATCACGCCCGCGCCAAGCGTGGCCTTCGGGTCGATGGTGTCGAGCCCGCTGGTGCCTGCCTTGGCAGCGCCCTGCGAGATGAGGTCTTGCGCGGCGTTCGTAGCGCCTTCAGCGACCACGGCCTTGCCGACATTGCCAGCGGCTTCCGCAGCGCCCTTGACGCCAGTGCCAACCACCTTCGAGGGGCTGACAATCTTGTTGAGGCCAACTTGGTTGAGCACGGCCTGAGCGCCGGTCGAGCCAAGACCAACGGCCTTGTCTTCGAGGTTGGGCTCAGAGCTTGCGCCGCCAGTGCGCTCCAGAGCGCGCTTCTCGGCCTCGCCGCCAGCGGTACGACCGCCGAACGTGATGGCGTTGCCAAGGTAGCTGCCAATCGGGCCTAGCTTCTTGAGGAGCAACTGGCCTGCCACGTCGGTCGCAATGGCCGGGGCCTGCTCCACGAACGCGCGGGGCAACTTGCTCCAGTCGAGACCTAGCGTGTGGTTGTCCGCACCGTCTTCAGGGTGAATGAAGCCTTCGGAGGCGGACTTGTAATTCGGGTTGGACTTGACTTGGCGCGCGTTGAGAACGGCATCGCCCGCATCGCGGTTGATGTAGTGCTTGATGGTCTTGCCAACGCCCTGTGCGACTTCGGAAGCGCCCTCGGAGAGCGCTCCCGTCATCGACGTGTCAGTCTTCTTGCTGGTGTTCTGCGCGTACCAGTTCTGGACGCCAGCCATCGCAGCAGTTTCGTCGTTGGCCTCAGCTACAACTCGCTTGCCGTCAGGTAGTTCGATAGTGAATTGAGGCACGACGTTCCTTTAGTGTGGACCTTTGATGAGCTTGAACCCACCAGCCGCAGGAGCGGCGGTCTCGGCTTCAGGCTTCTTCATCGCTGAGAGGCGACCGTTGATGTTCTCGAAGTTCGACTTCCAGCCATTCGCCATTTCAGAGAACGGCGCGAATGCCTCGTTGTCGTTGTAGTTCTTCTTGTGACTGTCGAGGATGGCGGTGCCACGCGACGTGACTGCCTGCTCAGACTTCTTGATGACACGCTCCAGCGCTGCCTTGGCGGCCTCGTTGTCGTAGCTTGAGCCATTCGACGAGATTGCCTTCAGTTCGCGATAGGCGTCACCTTCGGTCTGCACGCCCTTGTTGAGCCGCAGATTGTCGTTCACGAGGTTCTGGATGAACTGGTTGTAACGGGCGAGGGAGCGCGACTGGTCGTCGCTGAGGCCCGCCAAGTTCTTACCGGAGTTGATCCAGTTCTTCACCAAGCCCAAGTCGAGCTTGCCTGTGTTGAGGTCGTCGAGAATGTCCGCTGCGCTTGCTGCCGACTGGGAGAGGTAGTCGTACTTCTCCATCGTCTCGCCAACGTGCTTCAGGCCGCTCTCTGGAACGGGCTTCTTCTCGGCTTCGGCATTCGGGTTCTTCATGAACTCCAGCCTGCCGTCCTTGCCGGTTCGGTAGAACGTGCCGCTCTTGGCATCGACGGACCACTCAGGGACCTTCGTCGCCTCCTTGCGGTTGGCCTGCGTCATCGACGCGAGCACGGCAGCGCCACGGGCGTTGTCGAGCGCCATCATGGACGCACCAGCGTTGCCAAGGGCATCGCCCAAGTCGTAGCCGCCGTTGCCTTGACCCTTCATACGGCCAAGTAGTTGCCCCATGAAGCCATCGTCAGGAGCAGGGGTATTGCCAGCCTGCATTGTCTGCATGGGCTGCTGAGGCGCGAATGCCATCGTGGCACTGTCTCCTGTTGGTGATTGACCGAATTGAGCCATCAAGTCGCGGGCTGCACGCTCGCGATTGCCGCTGCGGTCTGCCGAACGCTCATAGAGAGTGTTGACGAGGCTCGCGGCTTCTTCTGGCGTCGAGGCGGCTGTGAGAGCCCTGTAGGACTTGTTCTCGGGGCCGTCGAACTCCTTACGCATCCACTGCTGCTGGGCTTCCATCGAGCGATGGTCGAGGCCAGCGCCCTGTGCGAAGGCGCGGAGGCCGTCGAGGCGGGGACCACGCCACTGCGCGGTGCCCCATGCCGTCCCGTTGTCGCCGGAAGGACCCCAAGGGTTGAGGTCGCTCCCGCTCTCACGGACGAGGTTGCCGACGAGGCCAGCGGCCTGATGCGGTGCCAGCCCTAGACCGCCCTGTTCACGAGGGAGTTGCGCGAAGTTCAACCACGCGCCGGTTCTGTTACTGCTGGCGTTCTGCATTAGGCGCTCGCGAGTTCGTAGTTGACGTGGAGGAGGCCAGCGATGTTCGCCACGGCCTCGGGTCGGAACTTCTCAACGTCCTGAGCCATGAAGCCCGTGTGGACTGCATCGTCGTCGTTGTAGCGGAACGTGTAGACAGGGAGACCGTTCGGCGCGTGGCCGATCATCTCAATGTCACGCTTCATGCGGCGGTCGGAGAGCTTGTAGAGCGAAGCGCCCATACCAAGCGCGCTGCCGATCGTATTCCACATGCTCGGCGTCGAGGTCTGCGTGCCGCTCGACGAGCCGCCCCAGTTCTGCGAGCCGATGATGTTGAAGAAGTTCTGGAGGTTCTGGTTGGCCGTGCCGTTGGCGTACTCGGACATGCCCTTGGCGTTGTCGATCTGGTTCTGACCGTTCTGCTGCATACCGGCACCGCCACCATTGGCGATGTCGAATAGACCGCCCTGCTGCTGGATGCCGCTGCCGATTGCGCCCACGCCCGTACCGACCGCGCTGTTGCCAGCTTGGACACGGCCAAGGAGTGAGGAGAGCATGGAGGAGTTGTCAGCCTGCCGACCGTTCTCGGCCAACTGGAGGCCAGTGTTGAACTGCTGCCCACGGATGTTCGAGCTAACGTCAGCCGTCTTGTCGGCCAAGCCGCGCTCGACGATGCCCTGCGAGATTGCGTTCTTGCTGCTCATGGCGTTGCCAGAGTTGGCATCGGAGCGAGCAAGCTGCGGGAGTACGTCTTCGCTGACGGAGCGTCGGCTGTCGCGCATCGCTGCGTCGATCATGCCGTCCGTGGCGGGGTTGTTCGCGTAGGCCGTCGCGGCGTCGATGTTCGACTGCGTGCCGCCCTGAGGCGTCCAGCCGTTGAGGGCACCGAAGGCGCTTGAGAGCGCGCCGAAGCCCGCGTTCGCCGTACCCATGCCGACGTTCGAGGAAGTGTCTGCCCCAGCGGAGTTGCCGCCGTAGCCGATCATCTTCTGGAAGGTCGCAAGCTGGTCCGGGGTGAACTGCGAGACCTGTTGGCCGGTGTAGGTATTGCCGTTGGCGTTGTTTAGGTTAGTCGATGCCTGCCCGAACGCCTGCTGAAGGTAGGGCTGCTGCACCGCCCACGGCTGGGTCGTCTGCTGGGAGGTCTGAGTGCTTGTCGTGTTCATTGTTCTTTTTCTTGCTCACGAAGCATCGGCGGGATTGACCGTCCGTGCATTCAACACGCGATGAAAACTCGAAGCCCATGTGACTGACGTAGCGTTCCCACTTATCGTCGTCTGGAAAGTCTTCGATGGCGAAGATGGTGGCGTCCGTGCATTGACGGAGCGCGGCGAACTCTCGCTGCATCCTCTTGAGGACGCCCGGAGAGAAGCGCAGCGGGTCCACGTTCATGTGGATAGTGAGCATCTGGTTGCCGTGCTCGTCACGAAGCTCATGGAGCACCGAATGGTACTCAGGCCACTTCGAGAGACTGTGTTCGGCGTAGAACTCAAAACCCACGGGCTATCATCCTTGCGTCGAGCTTCTTTACGGTTTGAACGAGGAGGCCGATGGCTTCCGATACGAGCTTCAACTGGTCTGCGAGATAGCGGCGGTCGCTGTCGGGCATACTAGGAGCGTCACCCACGCGGTATGGGCGCAATACGTCTGTGTCGGCCATGTGGCTCCTTGAAAGGGAAACGCCCGGCGATCAACTCGGGCGGCCCGCGCTTACGCGGGACTTGTAGAGGACCCGCGCGTACCTTTCATAGAGGGAGGCAGAGGCGCGAGCCATGTTATCGAGAGCCCAAGATGTCGAGGTCTACGTCGAGACCGGACAGGCTCATCGTCTTGTAGTCGGGGTAGTCCATCCTCATGCTGAGGAAGCGACCAGCCGCCGTGAAGTCCAGCTTGTAGTTCTCCAGCGCGTCGTAAGTCTGCGGGGCGGAGAAGACGGGCGGGACGTTCGGGTAGTCTGTAACGCCGAACGAGAACGACACTGGCATAGCGTCAGGGTCGAAGCGTCCTTGCGGGTAGATTGCGAGGACGACCTTGTAGCCGCGAAGCTCCGCGTCGAGTTCGTCGAGGTCCATGCCGTCACGCAGCAGCAGGCCCGGTCGGGTCGCTACGGTGTCCACGACGGACGTGAGGTTGGAGCCGGTGCCATAGAGGTCCCGTGCGTACACACGAGCCGTCAGGCCGTTCCCGCTCTCTCCCACGTAGACCGAAGTACGCTTGAAGCCGTCTTCGAGGTCCTGCCACGAGCCACCAACCGTTGCCCACGTCGCAGTCACGTTCGCCCACGTCTGAGTGGCGAGTGAGACCTTGGCGTAGCCTGATGCGAACACCAGAGGGAGGTCGTCGAACGTCCACGTCTTCGAGGTCAGATGGTAGACCGCTGCGCGGTTGCACCCATTGCCGTTGAAGGCGACGAAGGCGTCACCGCTGACGTAGTTGAACGAGATGGTCCGCTTGCTCGGGTCATACGACGTGAAGAACCTGTTGGCCTTCTTGGCGTTCAAGGTCCTGAAGATGAACTTGCGAACCCTGGCATCAGCGATACTCTCCTGAGAGAGGCCGTCGTGCATCCAAATGTCGTCCGCGCCGAACACGTAGTGGCGGTTGTTCACTTCCACGGCGCAGTTGGTGTTGATGGCACCAGCGCTGAAGGGCAGCTTGCGGTAGGAGTAGACGTTGCGACTGCCATCAGCAGACATCTGCCACGTCTCGGAGTTACTGTAGAGGATGAGGGAGTTACCTAGTTGCTGAGCCTCAACGATTTCGCCGTTCATCTCCGTGAGGAGGTTTTCGGTCGCGTTGTTGGTCGTCAGCGTAGCGTCCCATGTGAGAGGGAGCGACCCCGGATTGGTAACGATGTCGGAGGTCTTGACCATCGTCGGGTAACGAATGCCCGACTTGGTGATGTTGAAAGCGCAGATGGCGCTTCCGTAAGCCCTGATGAGTTTCGCGCGCCAGCCAGCATCCCAACCAGTGACGTTGGAGAACTTGGCATCGGAGGGCTTGAGCGCCCACGGCACGCGGTCTTCGCGGTTCATGTAGACAACGCCCGCGAGCGTCGTTCCAGACCACTGCGCCTCCGCTGGGGAGGCTGTGTAGCCGGTCGGGCTCACTGCGCTCTCGGACGTGGGCGTCCAGTCGGAGACGAGGCCGTTGTAGTAGCCGATGTAGACGGAGGTCGTGCTGTCGGCCTTGTTGGCAACGTAGACGAAGCGGGGGGCTGTATCGGTCAGAGGGGCGGCGACTGCGCGCCACACGGGCGCTGAAGTGACCTTGCCGTCCTCGAAGCGGACATTGACGGCCATCGACCAAGCGCCAAGCGGGAGGTCGAACGGGTCAACGTCTGTGATGACGCCGTACTTGTCCAAGTTGCGGAGCTTGGGGAGGCTCAATAGGAACTCCATAGCGCTCGCGCCCGCTAACGCGGGAGGGGCACCAACAGTGGTGATGTTGAGGAATGGAGAGGAGCTAGGGGTAAGCTCTTAGAAGCTCTGAAAGGCTCTTAAGAGCTTTCAAGAGTTCTCTATGGATGATTTATAGAAGTCATCCTTGAGAGCTTTAGAGGGCTCTTAAGCCCCCTTACCCCCAAATCCACTGTCACTATTCCAGATGAAACAGATCAGCCTAAGCGGATGATCCAGTTGACCGTCGTGGATGGCTGAACGAGGCTGAAGGCTGTCTGACCCACGCCGCCGTTGATGCTCCCTACGTTGCCTTGAGGCACGCAGGAGCCTGAAGCGCTGATGGTCAGCGTAGTGTTGGTCCCGTAGTTACACGGGTTAGGCGCGGTGCCAGTGTTGAAGGTGTTTGAGGCGAGGAACCCGTTGACGGTGCCTGACACTGAGACTGGCGTGGTTGCTCCAGAGAACGTAGGAGCGACGTTGGGGAGGTCTGAGCGCAGAAGCGCATAGCCTGCCGTACCAAACACGCTGCCAAGAGTGTTGAGCAAGGCCGAAGCGATGGGCCAGAGGAGGCCACGAGCGACTGTGCCGCCCATGGTGCTCTTGCCGACCGGCACGGTTTCCCGCAAGTCAGGCACGCCCATGGTCGTAACGCCGTTACCGCCGTAGCGATTGCCCCAACGTGCCAAGAGCACTGGAGCCCAGGTGTTCGCATTGTTGATGATACCGCCGTTGGCCCAACACCACAGGCCGTCTCCCGGCAGGGTGTCCTCGAACCACATGACAGCAGCGCCGATAGGCGTCACGCCGGGTCCTGAGATGGTGCCAGTGGCCTGTATGCCGCCGTTCACCTTGAAGAAGTTCGCGCCGCCTGTGCGCTGGAAGGTCGCTGCGACGGTCCCTTGGAGGATCACGTCGATGTCACCAGCCAGAGGGCTCTTGAAGCCGTCCGTGGTGTTGGTCTTGAACATCGCTCCAGCGTCAGCGAGGACACTCGCGCCGCCTGCGACCGCGTTGAGGTCGCCTTGGGTAGCCGTGATGGCTCCCGTGATGTTCGGGAAGGTGTTCTTCAGGGCGAGCTTGATGCCCCGGATATGCGTAGCGCCTGCATTAACGCCGTCGCTGATGACCGGATTGTCCGGAACGAGGCTGTTAAGGTAGTTGAAGGTCTCAATGGGCACTTAACGAGCCTCTTGGGGTGTTCCGAAGTATTCGGTGTTGAGTTGTTTGCGGTATCCAGACCGCCTCCTGTGTATAGGCAGTCGATTGTTGGCTTAACCAACTGTAAGTATTCGAGAAAGGCGCTCTAGGTGCCTTATTGGCCAAATACTTGCCTTTACTTGGCCGTATTCTCTCCACGGAGGACCCGGCTCCCCGGAGCTTTCACAGGCCGTTTCGGTCGAACAACAACGTGGGATTTAGGACCCAATTTTGAAATCCAAATCCATGCAGATCGGCCCGATTGGACGGGCTGGCGGGGACCCTAGATCGCCCCACGGCATCGCCCCACATGATAGCTAAAGCATTGATAGTGCTACAGTCTCGACGGATAGACTATCCGTCACACAATGAGCCATTAGCTTTTCATGGTATCGGGCTGGACAATGCGCCGCGACACTTCGACGGCAGTCGAGGTATGGCATTAGTATGCGAAGCGGTACATAAAGACGTGACGACGTTGTTTGACCTCTCGACCTCTTGAGGGCTCTTGAGTGCTTCGCAGTATTCGTCGAGGTCTCGCAAGCTCTCGCAAGTATTCGCGCCCAAGTGCGACAACGCGCCGCACATAATCTCGTGCCGATTGAATGCAGACGTGTTGACTTGGCGCGTGTGTTCATGTAGATTGATTGCACGGTCGAGATACGGACAACGCTTCGCGGGCTTCACCTAATCGCTTCGGCAACTTGGTAGCACTGCAACAGCGCCAGCGAGCTTCGAGACCTTCACGCTAACCCTTAGGAGACTTCGAGATGCGCGCGGACCTTCGGACAATCTACAATGAGTTCCTGCACTGTGCTTCGGACGCTGTTGCACGCGGTGACAAGCCCGCTGCAATGTTCTGCCTCTCTCACGCGATGAAATGCGCTAACACTGTTCACGGCAATTCGGACTATCGACGCAAGGTCATTCGAGCGATGAACTACGCTCGACGCATCGCCTAGCTTTGTCTGCAATCAACACACTAGCAATCATTCGGCATTAGGAGCAATCGACCATGGCACGCACGCGAACCGTTTTCGGCACTCACGCCAACCTTGCCCACACTTGGGCGCAACAGTCCTTTAGCGTTGGCTACAGCGCAGACCGTCGCATGTATTTCGAGGGCGATACCATCTATTCCTACGGTCGCCACTATCCCATGGCGCGCTTCACGAGCTTGATTGATGCAAAGGGCCGTCGCATCGTTCTGTTTAAGGACGACGGTTACAGCGTCTCGACCGCTAAGCACCGCAACCATACCTCCAGCGCCTTGCGCGGTCTCAACGTGCAAATCTGGTACGTGGCAGACATCAACGCGAGCGTAGGCATGAACGCACGCGCCATGATGAGCACGCTGGCAAGCGCTGTGGAACGCCTTGCTAATCCCATGGCCCAAAAGCACGTTGAGCTAGGCTCGCGGCTGGTCGAGCTTGCAAACCGCGTTGAGGGCGTGAGGGACTTCCTAGCCCTTTACACTCACGCGGACGACGCGGACGCTGTGGCAAGCGCAAGCGCGGCTCTCGACGCCATGAACGGGGAAGCGGTCGCAGTTATCACGCGCGCCATGACGGCATTCAATGACCCTGCCAAGGTCGCCAAGCGCGCTGCTGCTAAGCGCAAGCGCGATACCGCTAAGGCTGTGACCCTAGTCAACTCGACGCTGGCAGACATTGCCAAGGGCGAGCTTGAACCGTCCCCAACGCGTTGCAACGTCTCCTATGTGTCCGAAGCGCTGGAGCTTTGGTTAGCGTCTGGACGCTGCATTGATAAGGTACAGCCCGTCGTCCGGTTCATGCAACAGTGCTTGGCAATGCGCGAGCAAGAGGCGCTGGCGGACCTTGTAGACCCTAACGCGCGCAACGTCATATCGGAACGTCGTTTCGCGTCCTATCGCTCCGCCAAGCCTATCACGCAAGCGGAATGGCTGGAGGGCGCTGGCAGTGCTTCGCAGTATCAATGGGGCTACAACGCGCCCACGCTGGTACGCCGCAAGGGCGAGAGGCTGGAGACCTCACGAGGCGCTGAAGTCCCGTTCAAGCACGCTGTGCTTGCCTACCTGAAGGCGCAACAGTGCCGCGAGACTGGCGCGACGTGGCACCGCAACGGCGAAAAGGTCCCCGTGGGCGTCTATCAACTCGACGCAATCGACGCTGAGGGCAACATTCGCGCGGGCTGTCACACTATCGCATTTGATGAAATGCAGCGCCTAGCCGTCCGTGAAGTCCCGCACTTGGTGCGAGCTTCGTTCCCCGTTCCCGCCCTTATTGCGGCTTGATCGAACACGCTAACAATCTAACTGGAGTTGCAGCTATGTTTAAGACTGGTTTCAATCAATACGCGATGGCAGGCGATAGCATCACTTGCGAGGTCGAGGGCTTCACGGTCACAGCGCGCTTGTTCCGTGACGATTGCGGAGACGCGCCAGATGAGAGGGACGACGGTTTCTGGCCCTCTCTGGACCCTAAGGCGGCTGGCTGGATTGGCTCTAACGACGCTGCGGAGTTCGCGCGCCAGCAAGCCATAGCACGCGAGACCATGAAGGCGTGGCGCGCGGATGAGTGGTTCTATTGCGGCGTTAGCGTCACGGTCGAGCGGGAAGGCGTTTGCCTGATAGGCGAGTACGGCCACGCGTTGTGGGGCGTCGAGTGCAACTATCCGGGGACTGACAACGGGTATCTGCGCGAGGTCGCCAACGAACTGTTGCCCGAAGCGCTGTGCGAAGCGCGCCGCGTGCTCTCGAAGCTCGCGAGGGCCATAGCATGACACAGCAAAACGAGAAACGCGTGGCCCTCATCCTAGCAGCACAGCGCAAGGGCTTTGGCGTGGTCGAGAATGAGGAGGGGACTGGCTGGCTCGTGTCCCTGCCAGCGCGCCCAAGACTTCCCGCCCATACGCAAGGCGAGTTCAAGACATCCGATAGGGCGTGGTCCGTGGCGTGCTCGCTGGCTCTCGAATACCCCGAAAGAACACAGTAGGAAACAGACTGCTATGGCATACAGACTATTGATTAAGTTCCACGGTTCGTGGCATGACGTGGGCTTCAGCCATCCAACCGCTGAGGAGGCGCGTCGAGAAGCGCGCAACGCGTGGGCAGGATACGCGTTTATCATCTTGCCAGAGTAAGAACAGGGACCATCTAACGAAGCCCTATGGGGCTGGAGCAATCATGAACGAACTTAATCTACGGCCCACATTCTACCGCCCTCGCGGGCTCTCCGAAGTACGTTCTGGCTGGCGTGCGGAGACTACTGGAGACGTGTTCACACACAACGGGACGGGCTTCGAGCTTGTCGTGGGCGCAAAACTAGCGCTCCAGCCGGGGACGCGTGTCCGCTTTCATCGCTCTCTCGACCTCCATCCCACGGACTACATAGAGGCAGACGAGCGAGGCATTGTGTCGCACGTCGAGGCGGAGACTGGAACTGTTAGCGTGCTACTCGAAGGCGTTCATAACGGGCTAGGGGGCAACACGCTGGCCCTAACGCCCCATGACGACGACGAGGCGGTTAGCGCGCTGGAGACCTATAAGCCTCGCATGTCGCTAGGCGCTCGCGTCCAGCGTGAGCCCTCAGAAACCGCATGGGGCATAGCTGCTGGACTTGCCACGCTGCTCGTGACCGTCCCGCTATCGCTAACCCTGCATGAGTTCATGCCAGAGCGTATGCCTGCGCTGTTCTTCATTGTCGGAGTGGCGTGGGTAGCGGTCGCCATCGGCAAGCGCGCGGCGCTCGTGCTGGCTGCTGTGACGCCCTTTGTCTACAACGTGCTCATCATTCCGCCATCACACACGCTAACGCCCTTCACGGCGTGGGAGTGGGTACTGGTCGCCACGTATCTCGTGAGTGCTCTTATCTTTCCATCCGCCCCACGCGCCTTCGAGCGTCTGAAGGCGTTGGGCGCGCGAAAGCTGGCTTAGGAGACTTCATGCTGGTGCAACTCACAACCGTCGCCTTTATCGTGGCCGTCCTATCAGGTTCCAGAGCGTTCATCGTGGGCGCTCTGGTTGCGGCGGTGGCAGCGCTCGCCTATTAGCGCTGTGGATTAGAACAAAAATAGTAACAGGTGAGGGCATATCATGCTACAAATGAACACAGGTGCCGATAGAATAACAAAAGGGACTGTCATGTCCGCTGTCAACGAACTCACGGACGAGGAGCGCAAGGCGCTTCGCGGATTTGCTGAAGTGCTCAAAGACTTCATCGCTCTCCGCCCCAACATGCCGATGCACCAAGTGGTCATTATGATCCAAGTGGCGCTCGACGAGGGCAAGAGCCTCAAACACTACTCGGACACGCTGGAGTACCCGACTGCTACGGTCTCCCGCGCGTTCCTCGACAACGGCCAGAAGATGCGGAACGGCGAGGAGGGCCTTGGGCTCCTCGAAGCGCGCCAGTCCCCGCGCTCTCTGCGCGAGCACGAGACCCACTTGACGGCCAAGGGCCGCAAGCTCCTTCGAGACGCTGCAAAGAAACTGGTAGGCAAACGATGAGCTATCCGCACCGACGTAAAGGCGAACTGACCGGCTTGTGGGTAGCCGAACGCCGCATCGACGGTGCTCGACGACGCGTGCTCGCCCCCACGAAGGCTGAGGGCGACAAGTGGGAAGCCTACGTTGACCGGCACGGCTGCGCGCCGCTCGACGGTACGGGCGCGACGGTGAAGCACTCCCTTGGGGCAGTGGCGAAGGCGGCGAGGGCACAGCGTGAGGGCTGGAAGGGCTCGCATGATACCTCGCTCGATCAACGCCTCGAAGGAGTGCTGCACTTCTTTGGTCCTCTCAATCCAGTGGAGACCATCACGAAGGAACGCCTCTACGCGTTCGTCGAGTTGCTGGAGGGACGCAAGGGCCGCTTCAGCGCCAAGCTCTCGGGCAAGACAATCAACCGCTACCTCGCTGTGGTCTCCGCGCTGCTAGACTTCGCGCGTGAGTGCGGCTGGACCACTCACACGGTCAACATGCCGTGGCAGGAGGAGGGCGAGGGCCGCATCGAGTTCCTACAGCGCGACGACGAGGAGGCGATAGCCAAGCTCCTGAGCGCCGACGAGCGCCAAGTGCTACGGCTGCTGACGCTCACAGGCATGAGGGCAGGAGAGTTCTTCACGCTCGACGCGGCTCAGGTGGAGACCAGCGGGAACCAGTGCGCTTGGATCAGGCTGCGCGGCGAGAACACCAAGAGCGGTAAGGGGCGCTCGATACCGCTTCATGACTTCGACCTCGCGCGTTGGCTCAAGGCGAGCATCGTCGCAGGGACGCTGCCGACGCATGAGGGCTTCTACAGAGCCTTCAAGGCCGCTTGCGCGGAGTTGGGGTACAGCGATAAGCTCAACGTCCACTCACTACGCCACACGACCGCTACCCGCCTCGCAGTGAAGGTGAAGCCTGCACAGGTGCAGGACTTCATGGGGCACGGAAGCTACAAGACGACGCAGAAGTACATTCACCTGACGGATGAGGACCGCATGGCTGCGGCTGCGTGTTTAACGGGGTGACAAATGAAAGCGCAATACTACGGAGTGTATGAGCTTTGTCCGCTGCGCGCGCAGAATGGATTTGTTGTTGTAGTCCTTGACCGAAATAAAATTGAAATCGCGAGAACCATTCAGTTCAATAACGTCCAAGACGCCCTAGCGGAAGCTAGGCTCATCGCCGATGCTTACTCGAAGCGACGTTGACTGGCGAAAATCGAGCGGCGCGATGCAATCGAAAATTATCGCAGTATTCATATATGGCTTAATCGCTTTGTTTCCTGTGGGGTTTCTCGCGTCGTTCATCGTCTCGCACGGGATCAGCATTGGACGGGAGCGCGAAGCGCGGGATATGGCCCTAGCCATTTTTGGGGGGTATCTCGCCGTTTGGATTGGAACCCTTGTCGTAGTGATGGTTTACGCAGGCGTTCGTGATCTAAAGAAAGACTGGAAGGAGCGCGCAGTAACACGAGTGCCGTCACCCGTTACTTCCATCCCAAAAGCAGCAACCCCATCCGCGATGGGCATTGGGTGTCTCGGGGGGACTTTCATCGGCGTAGCTTTCATCGGTGGAATACTGGTCCAAGCGGCGCTCGGCATTTTTACCCTTCTCATCATGTACGGTGTAGTAGTGCTCATTTTCCGGTACGCTTTTGGGGTCGAACTTTGGAACCCCTTCGGATGAAATGACAGCCGATTAGGATTAGACCATGCGACTTGTGGCGGCGATTGTGTTGGCAGGCATAATTCTCAAGCTTCTGTCCGAAGTTACAAATTCAGCTATTGCTAACTTTGAAGCGAGGAAGGACCATGCCGGGTTGAGGGGAATGATCGGAGCGATTGCGTTGATTTTGGCTGTCGCGTTGGTGTGTATCGGAATACTAGTTTGGTATTGACGACTTCATGGGACATGGCAGCTACAAGACGACACAGAAGTACGGCGGCTTTGGCAGGTTAATCAGGGGGCAAGCAATGTTTCGGCCTCAGCAAATTTTGACAGCGATTTTGGTTGTAGCTTTTGTTGGTGGCTGCGCTTCCACGCCTCCCACGGTTCCAACATGGACTAGCAACCGAAGTGCGTCCCAAGATGAATGGTTGAAGGATCGGTATGCCTGCTACAACGAGACCAAGCAGAGAATTTCCGGCGCTTCGGTAGATCAGAGCGGAGGCATCGCAAACAGCCTAGTTGTCCCGATGTGCACCGCCTTTAACGCCTGTCTTGCTGCGCGCGGCTACACCAGAAATGACGCCGCTGGCTATCTCGGTATTCCTAAGGGGGCCGAACTTAGTTGCGCGTCAGTCAATCAATGAACTGCCACGCGGCGATTAAGCGGCGGCAGGCTTCTTCTCCAGCGTGTCGATAGTCTTCAGGACGTTGTTCAAGGTCTGTTTAACATCGGTCAAGTGCTGGGCTGCGGAAGTCTGGTTGCGGATGGTGACATTGATCGCGTCAAACGCCGTCTCAATGTCCTTCTTAAGCTGTTCCAGTTTCGCGTCAGTCGTTGCGGTTTTCCAGTCGAACGTAGCCACGTCTCCATCTCCTTCTGTTGTGGAATTACATAGATAAGCAGCGGTTAACGCTCTGCAAGCGGGGCCTACGGCGGGGTGACAGAGCGGGGTGACAGGCGATTTCACCCCTTGCAAGAAACCCTTATATAATAGATACTTCTTGCATACCGGGGTGACTGGCTGGGGAACTAGGATTCGAACCTAGACAAACAGAGTCAGAGTCTGTTGTGCTACCGTTACACCATTCCCCAAGAATTGCTCAGCAGG